GACCGCATGAATGGTGTATTCTCGCTGAATCATAATTTTGCGGCATATTCGCTCGAACACGAACTTGGCATGAACCTACAGTTCACGCTGTACGACGAGCGCACCGTTGCAAGATTGCTACGCGACCAACCGCGACTGCTTCCGAAGCCAAAGATTGACATACCGCTGGACTTGCGCTGGAATCAGCAGAAGATAGCGGGCGAGATTGCGCAGGGCATATTGACGGGAGAATCCATTCCCAAAATTGCCGAACGCTTGCAGAACGTTGTTGGCATGAACGAAACCAGCGCGGTTAGAAACGCGCGCACGTCGATCACTAGCGCGGAAAACGCAGGGCGCGTTGAATCGTACCATTACGCCGAGAGCATCGGAATCTCACTGAAAAAGGAATGGTTGGCAACGCTGGACGAAAGCACCCGCGAAGAACACCGACAGCTCGACGGGCAACGCGTGGACGTGGACGAACCGTTTGAGGTTAACGGAGAAAAGATCATGTACCCGGGCGATCCGAGCGCGGCGGGATATCTCGTGTATAACTGCAGGTGCTCGCTGGTATCTTCTGTTGATGGCGTGAAAGACCTCGATCCGGTTTATAGAAAAGACAGCATCAGCGGCGAGAAGATAGAGAGCATGAGCTATAAAGACTGGGAGGCGGCGCGTCGTGGCTAGTGTAACCGTGAAAGACAACAGCGCAAGCGTCAAGGCTCAATACGACGCTGCAAAGAAGCGTTCGCTTGAAATGATCGGATTGACCGCAGAGGGTTACGCGAAAAAGGCAAGTCCAGTCAAAACGGGCAGACTGCGAAACAGCATAACGCACGAAACCGACGATAACGCGGCGTACATTGGAACGAACGTTGAGTATGCGCCGCCCGTTGAGTTCGGCACGATCCACCAGAAAGCGCAACCATTCCTGCGACCAGCTGCAACCGAACACCCGAACACATATAAACAGATCGTTCTGGACGAGTTTGCAAAAATCCGCTCTTGACTTTTCCGCTTTAGTGTGGTAAAGTATCAACGTACAAAAGCATCATTGCGCGAGTATGCGCTTTGAAATAAAAACAGACGAATGGCGAGTATGCCACCGATGAAAAGGAGTTTGTCAAGTCATGGCTGGACTAACTAGGAAATTTATCAAAGACGCTGCCAAAGATGCAGGGGTAGAATTACCCGCAGAGATGATCGATGCAATCATTGGGGCGCATGTTGAAAGCAGGGACGCGGCAATCGAAACTGCCGTGAAACCGCTGAATGAACAGCTTGAAGCCGAGAAAGGCAAGAGCGGAACAGACGAATTTAAGATCAAGTGGGAACAGGAACACGAGGCGTTTGAGAAATACAAGGGCGATGTCGAAGCCAAAGAGTTGAACGGGAAGAAACAGAGCGAGATCAAAAATCTGCTCAAGGAACTTAGCGTCAGCGAAAAGCGGCACGACATTATCTTGAAAGCACTTTCGCTCGATCTCGGTAACATTGAACTAGACAAAGACGGAAAGATCAAGGATATTGATAAGCTCAAGACCTCGATCACTACCGACTGGTCAGATTTCATTGAGACAACCGAAAAGAAACCATCTCCCACGCCAACACCTCCCGCAAATAAGACGGGCGACAACAAGGAAGCCGAAGTAATAGCGCGAGTACGCACGGCCATGGGGTTGCCGCCTGAAACTGCATGATGAAAGGAATTTAATAACATGTCTCAGGATTTGAGTGCAGCTCTTTTCAAAGCTTATACTCCGCTTCTGGATGAAGCATATAAGCTCGCATCTCTGACTTCCAAGCTCGACACCGCGTCTGAACTTATCCGCTATACGCAGGGTTCGCGCGAGGTTGTCGTGCCGAAGATGACCCTGCAAGGTCTCGCGAACTATGATCGTGCGTCTGGTTATGTTGGCGGCGAAGCGTCGTTGACGCTTGAAACGCTGACCATGAACTATGAGCGCGGTCGCATGTTCAGCATTGACAGCATGGACAACGAGGAAACCGCTGGCGTTGCGTATGGCAGACTCGCTGGCGAATTCCTCCGCTCCTACGTTGTTCCCGAAATCGACGCGGTGCGTTTTGCAACGTATGCCGCTCTTGCTGGTACGCATCCCACTGACGCGACGATCAATGCGACTGGCTGGTATGCTCTCGTTTCGGCGGCACAGGTTGCCATGACCGAAGCGGAAGTGCCTGAATCTGACCGTCATCTGTTCATCACGGCGACTGGTCACGCGGATATCCTCAACAAGGGTCTGACCGAGAGCAAGGTTTTCTTTGATAACTTTGCGTCCGTAACCGTTGTTCCGCAGGCGCGCTTCTATGAGGCGGTTACGCTTGCTGCGTCTGGCGCTGGCGGTTACTCCCGCACGACTGGCGCGAATAACATCAACTTCCTGATCGTTCACAAGCCCGCCGTCATTCAGGTGCTTAAGCATCAGGACGCGAAGATCATCAACCCGCAGCAGAACCAAGACGCCGATGCGTGGAAGTTCGGATACCGCGTGTATGGTCTCAACGACGTATACGACAACAAGACCAAGGGCGTTTACCTCCACACCTCTCAGGTTACTTCCTGAGGTAACTGACGATGATTTGGAAGGACGAAAACGGTAATACGTGTTACGGCATCAAGCCCGAACCCGTTGAGACTGTCGCGGACGCTTCCAAGGATAGCGAGAGCGGGGAGAACAAAACTCCCCGCAAACGCAAGCCCAAAGAAGCCGACGAGAAGGAGTAAAACATGAGCTATCGAAAACTACTTCCCGTGATTGGCGGGAACGATCTAGAAACCAATCTCAACACCATCGCGGCTGCCATGAGCAAACAGGCGTGGCTGTATCCTGACCTTACTAACATCTTCTCGCAAGGTGGTATGTATGCTTATCCTGTTCTGTCTGGTGAAACCGTCACCACGTACAACATCAACAGCACGGGCACGAGCATTAAAACCATCGTCGCGGGCGGCACTGGTATTCAGTATAAGATTGAGCCGGACGGTAAAGTTCCGTTGCTTGCCGCCGCATCCGCACAGGCGATCTTCGGAGCAGAAACGGGCGTTACCAACTGCATGTTGATGCTGGTTGAACTGCCGACGCGCGATTACAAAAAGGTAAATCTCACGCTTGCAACCGGCTCTCCCGCCGCACTCACCGCGCAGAACGTCATCGATGGCGAGGACGTAACGTATCTTGCCTATCCGCTTGGTGTTTACGATTCCAGCGGCACAACTACGGCGTATACCACATTCACGCTCACCTACAACGGCAACAGCGTGAAATACGAGTTTGACCTCACCGACATCACGCTTGAAACGGCGGGTTAATCCATGCTTTACGAGATTTGCGAACATCTGCACAACTTCTTTGACACTCGCGATGGCGAGTACATTGACCGTACCGCTGGCACGTTCGCGATCTCTGACGGCGTTATCTCTCCGCTCTCCTCCTCCCTGATTGGCGGGCAGTATATCAGAATCGTTGGTTCTCTCCTCAACGATGGCATATGGTTGCTGCCCGCTGATTTGACTATCGCAGATTTGCAGGACGAGACGTTCACGGGCGCAGTATTCGGTTTAGCAATCCCAAGAGATTTGGTGACGCTTGATTCCGAAATCAGCGCGTATGTGACGGCGAATCCCGCTACGGGCTACACCTCTGAATCATTCGGCGGGTGGAGCGGATCACGCGCAACGGGCGCAAGCGGCGCGCCGCTATCGTGGAAAACAGTATACGGCGCACGGCTGAACCGTTGGAGGAAAGTTTAAATGGCGGTGCAGGATTTCGAACAATCGTTTTACCGCATGACGCTAACCGAAACAACGGATGCTGAGGGCGGCAGAACAAAGACATGGACGCAGGGCGCGGCGGTAAGCGTCGCGCTCTTTTGCAATCAATCTCTGGAAGCACAAAAGGCAATGGCGCAAGGCGTAAGAAGTATTTACACGTTGAACTTTGCAAAGTCGCTCACGCTGGCGTTTGATGAATACCTAAAGCGCAAGAGCGACAACGCAATTTTCCGAATCACCAGCGACCCCGTGGACAACGAAACCCCGTCCGTAACGGCACTCAA